AAACACAGAAGCGTAACCCTCAAACTCCATACCGTCAGGAGTTTCACGCACCTCAAACTTAGTAGCGTTAACTCTTGTCTCAACTTTACGCATAACACCAGCCTCACGAGAATCTTCTTCTTCTCTAATTCTACCAACAACACCCTCAGCATAGGTTAAAGCACGTTCAGCAGCCTCTTTAGACGGTCCAGAACCCCACAAAAGGTGAGCCACAACACCAGGTGAAGGATAATCATCACTATCAGGGTCAGCAGCAGGCGCATCAAGGTCAGGCATGTGGCGTGCAATCCAAGCCGCAATCCTCACCCACTTATCAGCAGAAACCTCACCGCGTGCCATAGCACGAGCCTCACGAATAGTCTGATCAGTTACACCATCACCAGCCAAACCTTCAGAATAGTATTGCAAACCACGAACAGCGGCAGCCTGCATATATGTAGGCGGTTCAAGATTAATCTGGCGTTGCTCATCCAACATAGGACCAGGCAAACCATCAACAACCGTCAAATCAGAAACAGGCATGATTTCTTTCTCTTCAGTCTCATACCATGAACCTTCTTCATCCTCATACTTGACAACCTCAGCCTCAAGGTCAGTAGCCCAAACGACACGCCCATACTCTAAATCATCTTCATCTTCAAGCCAAGAAACAAAATCACCCACATTAACAGAACCGATAGCGGCCCTAAAAGTGCCTTCATACGTTCCACCAGGTTCCATATCTTCACTAATACTTACAGCAACCATCTGATCAATCGCATCCTGTTCAGTAGCATGGCAAGCCAACAATTCCCCATCCTCTTTCACCGTTGCCCAATTAGGGCAATCAGGATGACGGTCAGTAACAAAATATGGCATTATTCTTCCTCAGCAATATATGAACCCGAAACGTGGAAATTATCTTCAACATGCAAAGTGTAAGGTGAGTTGTGGTCGAAAGCTTCATCCTGTCCCGTGCCTGCAGTGTAAGAAAGCATTAAAACTTTAGAACCAGAAACAACGTGACCATTGATTGCATACTGGTTTCCATTACTTGCCCTGTGTAAACAACCATCACGCATCATAGTTCCATATTTAGAAATAAAAGGAAGCTCAACAAAATATTGACCTGTACCAAAATCTGTAATGTTATCAAAATCAACCTGTATCTGGAAATAAACAAGCGAACCAACTTTGATATAAGAACCGCTGAAAAGAGGCGCACCATCAAATTCGGGTTGTTCACCTAATGTTCCACCAAGAACAGTAAAAGATTGTTCTTCGGGTGCAGGACCTTCTGGCCCTTGTGGACCTTGTGGCCCTGTAGGGCCAACCCCAGGCGGAATCACAATAGCAGAATCAACACCAGACACATTCACAACAGCAGTCGTAGGAGAATCAACAACCACAGTTGAGGTTTGTTCCGTCTTTATGACATCCGTCATCTTGTAACCTCGGGGAATACATAGAAACGGCCCTCGACAAGACGGGTCACATATCCTGCACCGCTAATCAACTCTAAGTCGTAAATGTATTGTGCGTTAGGTGTACCGTCAAGACTAGCTGTTTGGGTAGAAGAAAGCTCAAGAAGAATCGTGCCAGCAGTACCGCCCAAAGTAATACCAGTACCGCTAGTAAGAGAAACAACAGCTGTACCAGCATCATACGAGTCACGCACCTGCATACGAGCAGAATAATTTGTAAGGTTCACTGCTGAACCACCAGACTGCCATGTTAAGGAGTAATCAAAGTTTGCACCCTGATAACACTTCAAATCTAAATATCCAGGTGTTTGCATTAGTTCACTCCATAAACAGATTGTGGATCGTCAGGATTAACTTGTGCCACAGGTTGCAACTGTGTAGAAGCCAAACCAGTATGACCAATAGCAGGCAAACCAAGTGCGCTCATAGTCTGTTCAGGATCAAAACCGCTAATAATAAGTTTCTGAGCCATAGCAACACGTTCAGACTCAGCAGATAACGTAGCCGCATCAATGTTCACGTTAGCAAGTGGGACACGAGCAGTATCGGCTGAAGGGTCATCAATCGGGCGCAAATCTTCAAGACGGCGCACATCATTGATAGTCAAGAATCCAGACTGCAAACCAGTAGAATAAGCAGTCATACGGGACTGCATATCAGCACGTAACAAACCATCAAGGTTAAAACGAACAAAAGCATTCTCGCCACCAGGCGTGCGTTGCATCAATGGAGTGAGAGCGTTCTCAATCTTGCTAGCGATAGGGCGTAAACCGTGAGTAACCCAAGCCAAATTGTTCTGCTCAACAGAAGCATATGATGTTGAGCCAGGTAAACCAAGCAGATGAGGTGGAATATTGAAAGCACGCGCCACATCAGCAACAGCCTGATTACGCGACTCAACAATCGTAGACTTCTCAGGATCAACCTGAACCTGTTTCCAAGTAGCACCACCACTAAGAACACCAGTCTTGTGACCACGTTGCCAACCAGCATGAGCCTTATCAAACCCATTACGCAAATCATCAGACTGTTCCTGAGTCAAATTACCAGGGAACTCAATAACACCAGCCATATTAGTGCCATTACCAAAGAATGTTGCAGCAAACTTTTCCATAGCCAATGCGAGACCAAAGTTTTCCTTCAAAGCCTCAATACGGGAAACACCACGAACCTGACCAGGGCGTAAAAGGTCAGGAATATAAACAATCTCCTCAGAAGATAAAGGCTTTTTCTCACCCTTAACCTTGAACATGAGACGGCCAAGCCCGTTACGGGAAACCTCAACAGTCATAGGGTTCAACACAACAAGGTTCACAACTTCGCCTTGTGCATTACTGAACACGCGAATAAACGCATTACCCTCAAGAAGTAACGAAACAATAACAGCAGAATAGAAAGGTTCTTTACTATTAAAATCAACGTCAGGATTTTGAATCCATGCAGGTGCAGGGCGGAAAGGATAACGTGCCCCATCACGGCGAACAAACACATCAATAGGTAACGTGCTAATCGTATCCGCAATCAAACTGATAGCTGAATAAACAGCGTTAACCTGAAAAACAGTCTCAGGTGTAATATTCGTTGCAGACAACTGACCAAACTCAATGTTGTCACCACTCGCCCAAATCTGTTGATAAGAAACAGCACGAGACTCAAAAAGTTTCTCAAACATTATTTAGTAACCGCCAAACCGATAAGGATAAGAAAAACGCCACCCACAATCAGCCCAGCAATCGGGGTAATAAGTGTTGCACCGGCAGTTATGGCCACCGCGCCTGTAAGTTGAATAATTGTTGACATATCTGCCTTAATAAAAAAATTGTGGTATAACTTCTTCTATTCTACCCGATAACGCCCTATCAACCGCCATTACTGAACAAACAGCGGCATCAATCTTGCGTGGACTATTACGGGCATCCTTTTTAATGTGCGGACCAGCCGGTGTCATCTTCAACACCGCATTATCTAAATGGCGTGCCAAAGTAGGATTACCGTCATGTGTTAAAGTCTGTTCCATAACTGCATCAAAGAATTTCGCACAAGCACGAATCATTCTAGAAGGTGATTGAGGAAACTCAACAACCGGAAACCCTTGATCCTCTAACACCTGCATAGTTCTAGCCCAGCGGAAAGGGTCAAACACAATCTCTTTCACATTAGGATGAGTCGCACAAAACTCTTGAATCGTAGCCTCAACATCCGCAATATCAACACGCCAATCATCACCATCAAGGTCCAAATCTTTCTCCCACGCCTTGACAAGAAATACCCTGACCTGCTCATCATCATCTTGAGGAACAGTCGCACCCACAATCACAGTAGAGTCACCACTAAACGAACCATCCACAGCAAGAATAATCTGCTCATCCTCACTAACAGTAAATTCAGACTCGCACGCTTGCCACGAACCAGCAGGCAACCAAGCCTCAGCACTAGAAACCCACTGATTCAAACGCTTAGTACGAAACTCGGCCTCAGGCGTTCTACGCACAGCAGACTCAAAATCTTCACGCGCCACAATATCCTCAAACCCAGGATTAGCGACACGCCACGCTTCAGGGTCACGATAATCCATGTTCTCAGGTGCTTCCCACCAAGCCATGAAAAACGCTGGATCAACAATTTCACCGGAAGCAACCTTCTTACCGTATTGGTAAAGTGTATACGCGATAGAGTCTTTACCAGTCATATCCGATTTCACACCGGCAGTAGTGATTGCGACAAGTTGTGCAAGCTTCCCTCTATTGCCTTGACTGAGTGATAAAACGTCATAGAGAGATCTATCTTTGTGAGCGTGGATTTCATCAATAATTATGCGACTCGGATTCAAACCCTCTTTTGAATACGCTTCAGCAGAAATAACACGCATAACAGAATTAGTCTCAGGAACAAAAATAGAATCTTTATACACCGTTACCATATCTGCAAGCTCACTATTTTCAACCATACGCTTAGCTTCACCAAATACAATGCGTGCCTGTTCCTTTTCTGCCGCAGCGATAATCACTTCGCCACCCTGTATTCCTTCCGCAATCAGGGAATATAGAGCCACAGCAGAACTGGCCAGCGCGGACTTCCCGTTCTTTCTCGGCATACCTATCAAAGCACTTTGCGCAAGCAAACCCTCATTCTCATCACGCGCAAATAAATGAAGTAACAACTGTTTCTGCCAATCACGGAGTTTTAGAGCATCACCTGTTTTTCCGGCAATCCCATCCTTACCAATAGACCCAAACGATTCAGCAAACATAGCCGCAAACTCGCCATCACCACGAGCAATAGCATCCTTTGGAACAGGCGTAAGAATAGCAGGCGGCCAACTAGACATTATCCTGTTTAGCCCGCTTCAACTCAAGCAACTCCTCAAGTTTACTTTTAGTCTTAACCTCAGCCCAACCCAAACGAGTACGATCAGCCGGAGTAAAACCAAGCAAAGAAAGATTATTAATAATAGTCCTATCGAGCTCACGCAAACCACGCCTCAACTTAGCATCATCAGTCTGCATCACCTTTACACGCAAATTCCAACGCTCATCAATCATTTCACACGTCATCAGCAACAACTCAATATCCGTATTAGGACTAATCCAGTTCACACCAACAGACCACACATTATCCCAAACCTCACGGCCATACTTGAGCAAAGGGCGCGAAGGTTCAGGAATAACCTCAGCAGCAGGCAACAACACAATCTCCCTTTCATTAGGCAATTTACGTTTACCAGGATTACCAGTCAGACGTTTCTGTTCTACTGGTTTTGGTGGTCTACCCATTTGAGCCATTACGACACCAACTCAGCTTTACCGCCAGTTAGGTTCTCCCAGCGTTGAATAATAACGTCAACATATTGAGGGTCAAGTTCCATCATGTAACAAGTCTTATTCATTTCCTCAGCAGCAATAAGTGTTGCACCAGAACCACCAAACATGTCTAATACAGTTTTGCAATCATGATTCGCAATAGCCTTAGCAGCCAACGCAATAGGCTTCTGTGTAGGGTGTAATTTATTTCTCCCATCTTTATCTATATTCCATACTGTTGTTTCAGTTGTAGAACCAATAAAGTTTAAGGTTGTGCCTTTTGGTTTCCAATAAAGACATGGCTCATGCTTTTGTTTATAGTTAGCATTAAGCGCACCATATCCGCCATTTTTAATCCAAATAATTAAAGAATGGATATCGCCATATTTTTCCGCAGCTGAATAAATGCTTGCACCTTTAGAACCGGCAAACCATATATAGCAAGGGCCAGTAGCATATTTTGTAAGCATAGCCATAACGTCTTCGTAAATATCTAAATCATCATTGGCAATCATCTCACGATTATTTTTTTCAACATAACCATCTTTGAATTGCATTCCGCCTGTATAAGCAACACCGTATGGTGGATCAGTAAATACTAAATCAGCTTTTATGCCAT